GAAGAGGGCTGATTTAAGGCCCGATATTTTTGGAAAGACAGCGAAATGATATGGTACAAATTTCACATTGGTGACTACCTCACGCACACAGTTCACCTGTCAGATGCTGAGGATTTAGCGTACAGACGCCTGCTCGACCTGTACTACATGAGTGGCAAGGAAATCCCACTAGATACCGAATCGGTTTCTAGAAAAATCCGCTTGGATTTGGACATAACCGAATCGGTTTTGAATGAGTTTTTTGAACATACCGAAAAGGGCTATTACAACCATCGTTGTCATGTCGAAATAGCTAGATATAACCATCAAGTCGAAAATAATCGACAGCTTGGGAAGCGAGGCGGCAGGCCGTCGAAAACCGAATCGAAAACCGAACCGAAAGCGAACACAAACCCTAACAGAAACAGAAACAGAAATACAAATACCATTTCGTCGGTTCCACCGACAACATCGCGATTCGAAGAATTTTGGAACAATTGGCCCAACTCAAAACGCAAAGTCGCTAAAACGGCCTGTAGGGCAAAATGGGAGCGTCAAGCACTAGACCCCTTAACCGACGAAATAAATGCAGCGGTGACCCGTTTAAAGGCCTCTGAGCAGTGGGTTTCGGGGTTTGAGCCAGCGCCGCTTACTTTTATCAATCAAAAGCGTTGGGAAGATGATGCGGGAACCGATTCGGTTACGACTGGCAGGAGGGTGATATGACCCCAGTCGAGCGTATGTTGGGTATGCTGACCAAGGTCAAGGGCCGCAATGGGTCTTGGACTGCCTGCTGTCCTGCCCACAACGACAAGGGGCCATCGCTTGCCATCCGCGAGACAGAAGACGGGCGAGTCCTGCTCCACTGCTTTGCAGGGTGCGAGACCTTGAGCGTGGTGCAGGCATTGGGCATGGACATGACCGACCTGTTTCCACCAGACGACAAGCGCCGCGAGTACCCAGTCGAGGGAAAGAAGAGCATGAAGCCAGCGTTTTACGCCAGCGACCTGATGCGAATCATCTCTTTTGAGGCATTGGTGGTGGTGATTTGCGCTTACGACCTCAGCAATGGAAAGAAGTTGAGCGAGACCGACCGAGAGCGATTAAATTTATCCCAGCAGCGAATCGAAGAGGCAATGAGATATGCAAATGTCTGAAATACAAAAACGGGCGCAAGAACTTGACGAGGCCCGACGCATCCGCATAGTTCGACCAGACGAAATCGACTTTGATAAATACCTCAAGGCCAATGACGTCGCACAGAAAGTGCGCGGTGCGTCCGAGTTCTTGGCTGAGATTGAAGAAGAGTTGGCAAACCCCGTCGAGGAAGTGTCTTACACCATGCCGTGGACAAAGACCCATCAGGGCTTTCAGTTTAGGCCGGGTGAGGTCACCCTATACGCGGGCGGCAATGGCGGCGGAAAGTCCATGATTACTGGTCAAGTGGCGATGGGCTTGATTAAGCAAAGACAGCGCGTGATGATTGCTTCGTTCGAGATGAAGCCTAAGCGCACGTTGCTTCGTATGCTCCGCCAATTCGCGGGCGAGAACATCAGCATCCCGCGTTACGTTGACAAGGGCAGGTACATGAATGCGCTCATTGACCGCTTGCGTCGCTTTGCCCATGCAAACCTTTGGCTTTACGACCAGCAGGGTACGGTGACCTCCCAGCAGGTGATTGCAGTCTCGCGTTACAGCGCGATGGAGTTGGGTGTGCAACACATCTTTATCGACAGCTTGATGAAGTGCGTCTCTGGCGAGGATGACTACAACGCGCAGAAGTCTTTCGTTGACGAGTTGACATCGCTGGCCCGTGACCACAACGTCCACATCCATCTGATTCACCACATCCGCAAATTGCAGAGCGAGGAAATCAAGCCCAACAAGAATGACATTAAAGGCTCTGGCTCAATCAGCGACCAAGTAGATAACGTGCTGATGGTGTGGCGCAACAAGAAGAAGGAGCATGACGCGCAGAACGGCGCGGTTGACCCCATGATTCCAGATGCTTACCTGATGTGCGAGAAACAGCGCAACGGTGAGGCCGAGGACTGGTACTCGCTTTGGTATCACAAAGACAGCCAACAGTTTGTCGAGCATCACGATTCATACCCGATGTCGTTTGATGATGGAGGGAGGTTTTGAATGCGGCGAAAGAAGGTCAAGGAGAAGATGAGCATCGTCACCGTTGTCTCGTTCGACACGTCATTAAGATGCGAATCGAAAATCGCGATAGCGCACACCGTTGGCTCAATGGTTACTCTGATACCTATGGGAAGCGTCACAAGGGATGGAATGAACTTCATCCCAAGTCCCGACTTGAGCAGGATGTTAGAGAGCAGTGGGCAAAGGGCAACAAAGGAACAGATGGAGAATGGAAATGATTGAAATAACACTACCTTGGCCCCCAACGGTCAACACCTATTGGCGCAACTTCAATGGGCGCGTTCTTATCAGTGCAAAGGGGCGCGAGTACCGCAAGGCTGTCGCTGACCAAGTGCTGATACAGCGTGCCGCCAAGCACATTGACTACGCGGTAAAGGTGGAAATCAAAGCATATCGCCCAGACCGTCGTCGTCGCGACCTAGATAACTTACTGAAGGCTTTGCTGGACTCCATGACCCACGCTGGCGTGATGGAGGACGACGCCTTGATTGAAGACCTGCGCGTGTACTGGGCCGACGAGGTTGGTGGCATGGTCAAAATAACAATAGAAGGAATTGAATGAAAACCGAACCAGAGTTGATTGACATCTACGCGATGTTCGCTTTGATGGCGTTGATGCAAAAGGCCACCAAAACGAAATCAAAGATTGATACTGCCTACGAGGCTTTCGAGCAGGCGCGGGCAATGATTGAAGTGAGAGCAGACTTTATTGAAAGGAAAGAGTGATGGACACGTTAATTGGAATTGGTACTTTGTTTTTTCTGGTTTCTGGCGTGCTGGCTTGGGTTATTGCCCTGTTGCTGGCTTGGTACTACTGGCTTTGTTCACCAAAGGAGGGCTTGTAATGTTTGAATCATTTGGAGACTTTTTCTGGACATTCATGGCAATGTCTGGGTTCATGTTTTGGATTTGCTTTGCTGGATTTGTGGCCTTGGTCATCAGGCGCAATCGACTAAAGAAAGGACTCTACTATGAACAAAGATAGAGACCCGCATGATGCGGTTGACTACATCATCGTCAACGCAAAGAAGTTTGCCAAGGCCAAGGCCGAGCGCGTGTACCTTGAGGAATACCGCAAGAGCCTCAAAGCCATCCTGATGAAGCGAAGCATGGAGTCTGCCATTGGTGCGCAGGAGCGAGATGCTTACGCTCACGAAGAGTATGTGCAGTTGCTCAAGGGGCTGAAAGAGGCTGTCGAAATTGAAGAGAAGTTGCGGTGGGATTTGATTGGCGCTCAGGCCCGCGTGGAAATCTGGCGCACCGAACAGGCGAACAACAGGGCCGAAGGCAGGGCCACGCTATGAACGTGTTTCAGTGGGGCGTAGTCCACGGCCTCGGTTGGTTTATGTTGCTGGCTGATGGGTGGGTAGCCCACACCAACTACATCGCGCTTATTGGGTTTATTGTTTTAATTTATTCAATGTGGAGGATGGCTATGAAGACACCAGAAGACGAGGCGTTCGAGGATATTGAGAGGGCGCAAGGCTGGCGCAAGCGCCAGATTGAGATGAAGCAGGCTGAGAAGGCGTTTGATGCGGAGTACGACATCTACAAACGCAACGAGGTGCTGGAAGAGGTGGCGGTTGCATTCGAGAAGATGCAAAACGGCGGGGACACCGTCGCCTCGTTTGCGATATACGTCAGAGCCATGAAGCGATGACTGACAAACCAAAGACCTGTCAGGTGTGCCGCCTGCGACCAGCGGATTTAAAGGGCAAGAACTCCAGCGGCTTCCCTCAGTGGAGATGCCAGAACTGCCACGACCTCAAGAGCCGTGGCGGCTTTACTAAAGGAAAACAATGAAACCGTTAAATGAAGTAAAAAATTTGCAAGAGCAAATTGGAGAAGACAGTCGTCAAGCCGTGCTTGATACATTGATTGAGTTGCAAATCAAAAGTCTTGAGCGTTTGCTTGAGACCAATGGCGCTCATGTCAAGTCGCCGATGGCCTACAACACTTGTGCCAGCTTGATTGAGCAGTTGAAGTATTACGCGCCTGCCGCATTTCGCAAGACAGAACTCAACTTTGACGACGAACAGCAGAAGGCGGTTAACGTCACACCTTTGTACGGCAAGCCATGACCACACTTGCAGAAAAAAAGTACATGAGCAGGGTGGCTGAACTGGGGTGCGCGGTATGCCGACGGCTTGGGTTTGAGGGAACCCCTGCCGAATTGCACCATCCAAGGGCTGGAACGGGGGCAGGAAGGCGCTCCAGCCACATGGACGTCATCCCACTATGTCCAGCCCATCACAGAGGCTCCCTGAGCGGTATACACGGGGTCGGCACTAAGGCGTGGCCTAAGCTGATGGGGTTTACTGAGCAGGATTTGCTCGACGACACTCGACGCCTGCTGGGCATTGAGGATTGCGAGTAGTTGCTTTTTTGCAACTAAGGGTTTTCCTTAGAAAATATTTTGCAAATAGTTGTTGACATCGTTTAATTT